CTCAGAAATGCACACCTCGTCTACACAATACGCAACTTCAGGAGAATACTACCTTGATGTCTATCGTGCAGATCCAATTGCAGATCCAACCCAAGTATCTCAATTTTCTGTAGCTTTCGGGGACTTTGCTGGTAAAGGTGAATCATCTCTAGAAGGCCAAACCAGTGGACTTACTCCTACTAAAGCTATTTACTCTCAATATGCAGCTCTTTTAGAAGATAAAAATGCCACAGACGCAGATTTCAAGTTTGATATATCAGGATCTACAGATTCTATTTACGTTATTAATATAGGTCGAAACCAATTAAAAGAACGTGCAGACTCTGGTAACTGGGAGTTAAAAATATCTGGCTCATCAGTCCACACTTTTGTAGATGCATTTGTTGGTTCTGGTAGCAACGACCTTGGTGATGGTCCCATTGATATAGTATCTGGTTCTATTGCTGGTGGTGCTGCTGCATCTCCAACCTACACTTCATATGGTAAGTTTTATCCAAACTACGGAGTTATGGTTTTCAATGCTTCAAATATAGATGCCACAACAGGAATGTCAATTGATTTATCTCAGTATCATTATGGGGCTTACTCAGCACCATATACTGCAAGCACATCAATGAAAAAAACTGCAGCTTTAGGTTTTTTTAACGCTATTAAGGGTGGAGCGCATTTTAAAGCAAGAAATACAGAGCACCTACACACTAGGACCTACTTTTGTAGAATCCCTTCATATGCTGCTAACTTTTCGTCCAACCCTACATATGTTAAGCAAACAACCCAAGATGGAACATTTTTACATTCGTCAATGGTAGGTAACCCAAAAAGCTACGTCACAACAGTAGGTCTTTATGATGAACAGCACGAACTTTTGGCAGTAGCTAAGCTTAGCAAACCTTTATTAAAATCGTTTAATAGAGAAGCTTTGGTTAGGGTCCGCTTAGAATACTAGGACTGTAAACATGGCTGGAGCTTTCAAAACCATAGCTACTAAAAACATAACCCGACACACCGCTCACAAATCCTATGCAATAAGTATAGTTGAGTCTTCGGGTAGTTTTGATGGTCTTGAAATATTTCAGTACGAGGCAATTCCAAACACATCGGAGTATGGTACAGGCGCTTCAGGTACTACAAATGGCTATGACAAGCGGGACATTTACGATTCTATAAATACAAACTTTTATAAAAAAGTTGAAGGTCCTCCTGGTGAAGGTGGAGGCTACCAAGGTCATGTCGACCCGACATTCAAAGGGTCTGAAAGAATTCTCACAGGATCCCTAGGGGCCTGCCAAGTTATTTCTATACCACACCTAATGATTGGCGACGGCATTAAACCCGGTAGTGTAAAAATTGATATTTCTGGCAGCTCTGATTCTTATTCTGACGACGGTCATGGTAATCTACTTAGGACCACCAGCGGTGACCTACAGGGAAATATATTCTATACCCATGGACTTATAGTTCGTCACAATTCTACTGATTTTAGGAATTGTACTGTTAGCTTTAAAAACACCCATGTAATTGAAGAACATGAGTACATGTGCAACGCTACTAAACAAGAGTTTAATGCTACTACTAATCAGTCAGTCTTAAGTGACATAGCCAATGGAACAGTAGCTGGTTTTGTAAGCTCATCTGCGTTTAATCCCTATGTCACAACGGTTGGCCTATATGACGACAACAGCAATCTACTTGCAATTGGAAAACTAGGCCAAGCAATAAAAAAGTCAGAAAAGTTCGACACTTCATATGTCGTTAGGTTTGATACATAATAAATAATGAGTCACTGGAAGTACAAAGGCAAACCTCTGTCTGAAGTTCCCCAAGGATTTTTCGGTTTTGTTTATATAATTACCAATAGTAAAAATGGTAAAAAGTATATTGGCCGAAAGTACTTCGGAACCACAAGAAGAGTTAAAGTAAAGGGCAAGACCCGAAGAAAAGTTGTTAGAAAAGAATCTGACTGGAGGACTTATGTTGGATCGTCTAAATCTGTTAACTCTGCAATAGAAAAGTTTGGATATGACAATTTTAAGTTTGAAATTCTATTCCTGGGAGAAACCAAAGGCCAGGTAAACTATATGGAAGAAAACATTCAACATAAAGCAAATGTTATGATACGGGATGATTATTATAATGATTGTGTAGGCTCTCGTAAGTTTGTTTCTGTTAAATTCACAGACAGATCTAAAGCCCTAATTTTCGAAACAAACCTCCCAAAATAATTTTTTTTCTCGTAGTTATTTCTTATATTAAGAGGGCATGATTAAACAAAAGATAAAGCATATTCTTGAAAGTGTTCTGGGTAAAGGTCACGATAAGAACCATGGTGACATATGGTTTAACTGTCCATACTGCCACCACCCAAAACCAAAGCTGTCTGTAAACATAATCAATCAAAAGTGGCAGTGTTGGGTATGTGGTAAAAAAGGTCGAAAGCTTGTAAACATTTTAAAGTCACTGCAGGCATCATATCAAAAAATAAAAGACTTAACTAAACTAGTCGGCGAAGTAGACCAATTCCACGTTGATAAGCAACCAACATTTATTGCACTTCCATTAGAGTATATTCCTATTTTAGAAGGTAATATGAAAAGCCCGGACTTTAGAAATGCTGTGAATTATCTTAAGTCCAGAGGTATATCTAAATATGATATTCTTAGGTACTCAATAGGATATTGCGAGTCTGGAGAATACGGCGGAATGATAATCATACCTAGCTTCGATAGTTCAGGAGAACTTAATTACTTTACCGCAAGATCATTTTATGATACCAATTTTAAGCATAAGAACCCCAAAGTTTCAAAAGACATTATTGGGTATGACTTATTGGTTAATTGGACAGAGCCCATTAATATTGTTGAAGGTCCTTTTGATATAATTAATCAAAAGTGGCAATGTTGGGTATGCGGTAAAAAAGGTCGAAAGCTTGTAAACATTCTAAAGTCCCTGCAGGCATCATATCAAAAAATAAAAGACTTAACTAAACTAGTCGGCGAAGTAGATCAATTCCAAGTTGATAAGCAACCAGCATTTATTGCACTTCCATTGGAGTATATTCCTATTCTAGAGGGTAATATGAAAAGTCCTGACTTTAGAAATGCTGTAAAGTACCTTAAGTCCAGAGGGATATCTAAATATGATATTCTTAGATACTCAATCGGATATTGCGAGTCTGGAGAATACGGCGGAATGATAATCATACCTAGCTTCGATAGTTCAGGGGAACTTAATTACTTTACCGCAAGATCATTTTATGATACCAATTTTAAGCATAAGAATCCCAAAGTTTCAAAAGACATTATTGGGTATGACTTATTGGTTAATTGGACAGAGCCCATTAATATTGTTGAAGGTCCTTTTGATGCTTTAACAGTTGGGGAAAATGCTATACCGCTATTTGGAAAAATGATCCAGAAGACTTTAAGATATAAAATATTGCAAAACAGAGTCAAGAGGGTCAACTTACTACTAGATTCAGATGCAAGGGCTAAATCCCTAGAGCATGCAGAATTCCTTATGAATAATAATATTGAAGTCCACATGGTTGACATGCAGGATTCAGACCCATCAGATCTAGGCCGATCTAAAGTTTTAGAATTAATATCCAAGTCATCTAAATTGACTTTTGGAAAATTAATGGAGTATAAGCTATATGCAAAAGCTTAATATTGGTATAAGCTCTGTAGAGCAAATATTTCATATTGCAGACATACACATCAGGAATTATAATCGCCACGATGAATATAGAAAAATATTTACCGAGGTTTATAAAGCTGTAGACGCACTACCAGAAAAGTCTATTGTATATATAGCCGGAGACATTGTACATAATAAAATTGACATGTCCCCAGAACTTATAGACTTAACTTCTGAATTTTTAAGAGAGCTTGCAGATCTGCGACCTACAGTTTTTATTCGTGGCAACCACGATATGAACTTAAACAACAAAAGTCGAATGGATGCTTTAAGACCTATATATGATAGCCTAAAACATCCAAATCTACACTACCTAGATAAAACTGAAGTGTATGAAGCAGCAGACTTATACCTTAGTGTATTTGATATTGCTGACAATCATGAAAACTATATTCAAGCAAAAGACATACCTGATGATAAACTTAAAGTTGCATTTTTTCATGGTGCAGTAGATTCGTCTATGACTGACGGGGGGTTTAAGGTTACAAATTTAAATCATGGCATTGGTATGTTTGCTGGCTATGATCTAGTTCTACTCGGAGACATTCACAAACATCAATATTTGGACATTGACAAAAGGGTACATTATCCAGGATCGTTAGTCCAACAAAACTTCGGAGAAGCCTATGAGAACCATGGCTATACTACTTGGAACACTGCTGACTTGTCTAGCAGCTTTACTCATATCCATAACGATCATGGCTTCTATACCATTGATATTACTGATGGGGTGTTACCTAACATTAAAACAATTCCTAAGTTTCCTAGACTAAGAATTAGAACCACTAACACCACCGAAGCAGAACTAAAAACTCTACTAAGCTCTGTTAGAAAAAAAGCAACATTTGCCGATGCAATGGTTGTTAAGCTAGATAAAGTAGCCGGTACAGCCACCAATAAAACTTCAAAAGCCCTAGTCAATAATGTCAGGGATGTTGAATACCAAAATGAGTTAATTGGAGAGTATATAGAAAGAAATTTTTCTGCTGATCCTGTTATAATTGATAGAGTTAAAAATATTAATCGTGCTCTAAACAAGGATCTTGCTCCAGTAGAAATCTCAAGAAATATTTTTTGGAAAGCTAAAAGTTTTGAATTTTCAAACATGTTTAGTTATGGTCCTGATAATAGTATTGACCTTGACAAAGCTTCTGGCTTAATGGGGTTATTTGCTGCAAACCACTCTGGCAAGTCTGCAATTTTAGATTCAATAGCATTTTGTTTGTTTGATAAGTGCAGCAGAACTAAAAAGGCTGAAGACGTTATGAACAACAAGTCTTTAAACTTTTATTGCAAATTTAACTTTGAAGTAGATGGGGTAGACTTTTTTGTCGAACGAAAAGCAAAAAGGGTAAAGTCTGGCAAATCAAACGTCAAGGTCGACGTTAACTTTTGGATGATAGGTGAAGATGGATCTGAGGTATCGTTAAATGGTGAACAAAGAAGAGACACTAATAAAAACATTAGAGGTTACGTTGGCAAGTATGAAGACTTTGAGCTAACAGCCCTTTCTGTGCAAAACAATAATACAGGATTCATAAACAAGTCCCAGACCGAACGCAAAGACCTATTGGCCCAGTTTATGGACATAACAGTTTTTGAAGAAATTTATAGTCTTGCAACAGAGGAAATTCGAGATGTCCAAGTTTCCCTAAGGGAATTTAAGAAAATGGATTATGATCAGCAGTTAGTCGATGCAGGAATAGATCTACAGGAAGCTTCAACAGAGTATGCAACGGCTTCTGTTACAGAAAAAAAATTCAAAAAAAC